GGAATTTTATAGAATAATCATAAGCTGAATCAACGCACTCATTCCAAGAATTGTAAAGAATATTATGAGTAATTGGAGGGGCACAAACTTGATTTACAAAACTACAAATCCATATTACTAACGTAAATTTCATCTAAAGTTTAAATAGCCTAAAATACTTGCTGCTAAGCCTCCTAAGAAAACTAATACAGCTACTATTCCTTTTCCTTTAGATACGCTATCAGATAATGTGTCTACTTTTTTTTCTAGTCTTTCAATTGATGTTAATAAATTTTTCATTCTTTCAGCGCATACTTTTTCATGAGCTGATAATCTTACACCTGCTGATACTTCAGCATAATCTTTTGATGTAATCTTTTTTCTAGGCATTAGAACCCCAACTATTGTAAGGATTACTCCATTTGTTTATCGGACAATTTGTTTGTACTATTCTTGCTTTTAAAGGCATTATACATTTGCAAATTTTACATTGAAAAAATTTATAATGTTCACAGTCTTTACATAAAGAAATTCTTTTATAATAAATTTTGTTTGAAAAAATATTAAGCAACTTTTTTATAAACTTCATAAAAACTCTCTCCATTTAATATCTTTTTTTGTTGTTCTATTTCTCCAATAAAAATATTTTCTGGTGGCAAATTTTCTCTTATCATTGGATAAACTTCACTACCTGCTGTATAAAAATAAAACATTGGTGATTTTAAAGGTGGAAATATAGTTTTATAATCTTTATCAAGATTTAAACCATAAATTTCAACTTTATCTTCTTGTTTTAAATTTGGATAAAAACTATTTGAAAATGTAGAACAAGCTACACAATCTTTTTTACCTAATACAAAAATTAAAATTTTATCTTTATTATTTTTAATAAGTTTTTCAGCTTGGTCATAAGATATATATTTCATTACCAAGTACCTTTGTTTCTAACCCAATGTGAAATTGCTATATCTCTATCACCACTTCCAGTTTCACTTATAAATGTACTTCCATTATACCATACTGCACCATTGAAATCTGTTGGGTCACTACCAGTTCCATAACTGTGACCCCATTGATTACCATCAGTCCAATACTCATAACCATTACTATTATGGTCTCTAACTGCTGTTGAGTGCCATTCGTCACAACTTGATAGGTCATTATAACAAGATGACATACTTATATAAGTATTAGATTTAGTATAAGTTGTTCCATCTCCAAATGTAGGATTGTTTGCACTATACCAATATCCATAAGCATTAGAATTACCACCACCTAAACCCAAACCTGATTGAGATGAATTGGCACTTAACCATGTAACACCAGTAAATTTAATTACATCTTTAGAACTGTAAGAAAAAGTTACTCCAGTTTGTCTTCTTTGAAGCATATATTCTTTAGCACCATTGTTAGCACTACCTGCATTGTTAATGTGATAACTTTGCCAGTTATTTGCATAAGCTGAAATAATATTATCATTAACTGGTGTTAATGGCGCTCTAGCAGTTGTTGTGTAATTTCCATTTGTAACACTACCACTAAAGACATCTGTACCAGAAGTATGAGGTGCAATTGCAGTATTAGTGTCTAACAATAATGTCCAACCACCACCATCAAATGTCATATCACAATATACTTGAAAAGCAGTTGAAGAACCTGTGTCTGGTAAAATCCAATACAATCCATTTGTAGCATTTGTATATGTTTGATTTTTTATGTGGTAACAAGTTTTACCTGCTCTTGCACTTGTAGTACCATCTGATACAGGATTGAGAATAATATTAAAACTTCTGTCAGCAGTATTTGTTCCACTTGTTGCTCTTAAAGTAAAAGTGTGTGTTGTTGCACCAGATACATTAACTGGGTCACCAGATATTGCACCAGTTGAACTATTTAATGTAAAATTATTTGTAGATAAAACTGTACCCCCAGTTTCAGAATAAGAAACTGCATCACCTTCTGGGTCTGTTGCTGATACTGTTGCATGAGTACCAGTAGCGTTATCATTTATTGTTGCTATTGTTCCACTTGCTGTTTGCCAAGCAGGTTTTCCATCAACATTAAATGCGTCTGCTAAAGTATTAGCTAAACCAGAAACATTTGTGACTTTAACATCATAAGGTTCGTTTGCATTAGTTAATGAAGTAGGTACTCTAGCTGATATTGATGTTTCTGAATTTACTGTAACTGTTGGACTATTATATTCTGTTCCATCATTTCCAATAAATTTAACTGTTGCACCAGAACCAAAACCAGAACCACTAATTGTTAAATCAAATCCACTAGTAATACTTGCTTCTTCAATGTTTGTATTACCAACACTTAAAACTGTTGGTGGTGCATCAATAGATTTAAAAGCAGTACCAGTATAATATTCAGCTAATCCAGTTTCAGAGTTAAACCTTAATTGACCTGCTGTACTACCTCTTTGTGCTGTAGTACCACTCGCAACTTTCGTACCTTCAGTACCAGTATCAACTATGTTTTCAAATTTAAAGTCAGCAATATCTCTTGCTTTAGTCATAGGAGTTTTACTCCTCGCTTGGTGGTGTATAACCAGTTAATGCAGTTGCTTCAGCTTGTGTTAATCCCAAGTCTAATAGCTTTTGATTGCCATTAGCTTTGTCAGCTTCTTTTTTAACTAATTCATCATTAATTTTTTGAATATTAGTTTGAGATTTTTCTAATGATATATTCCATTCTGCTTCTTCTTGTGCAGTCATTTGTATATCTTGTCCATTGATATGTTTTTTCATATTATTATCCTTTTATTCCATAAGTTATCCAGTTGCCTGACACATTTCCACTGGAAGTATAAAATTTCAATCCTGTTCTTGCTGTGTTGGCAGACGAGTTTGTTGCTGTAAGTGCTTTTGCATCAAAACCTATCATTCTTCTTACGTCATCTTGGTTCATTCCTGAACAATCTACATTCATTTTTAAGTAATCATTACTATCTGAACCATATAAACCAAAAATACTAAATTCTATTTTATGATAAGCAGTGCTACTAGCATCTCCTCTTAAATTATCGTTAGTAAATCTCCATTCATCACTTTCAACACCAACGTGATAAGCAGTAGCACCATTTGAATAACCATAATCTATTGAAGTAGCATAAATCTGACCAGTTTGTTGGCTCCCACTTTCTACTTGTCTGCCTAATAAATTTGCAGAGTTTTGTTGTTGCCATTTTGTAAATACTAATTTATGCCATTTATAAGTACCAGATGTACCCCAAACAGAAGTACCATCTAATTCTACACTTGATACATTTGAAAATGAACCACTATTAATTTTTACATAATCACTTGATACTGTTCCCCAACTAGGATTTGCACCAGTACCATTAGTTTGTAAAACTTGACCACTTGTTCCAGCACCAAGTCTTTGAAGACCAGAGCCATCACGATAAACCAAGTCGCCTTGTGTAGTTAATGTTGTTGTTAAATCTGTTCCATCAGTACCATTAGTACCTGCTGAAGACATTTGTTCCCAGTAAGTAGCATTTGGTGGAGCATTACCAGTTGTTGCTGCTATACAAATGTATGAGCTTCCAGAAGATTCTACTACATCATCTACAACATAAGCTGTAGCTCCAGAGTATGCACCCTTCCAATTGAATTTTATTGCGCCTAAATTTATTGTTGCCATTTGTTCTCCTTTTTAAATTAATTTAATTAACAATCTACGCACATTATATGGTTGCTATTAATTGTCCGTTAGAAATACTAAATGTAAACCCAGACGCAGAAAATAACACATCATCAAATGCAGCAAAAGTTGCAGCATCTATATTATCTGTTCCACCATCTGTAGTAGTAACAATTAATTCACCACTTGCGTTTTTGTTAAATCCATATACTTCTGCAGAACTAGCATTTCCTGGTTGGAATGTAGAAGATGCAGCATTGTAAGTTAAAACTTGTCCATCTGTAACACCAGCAGTTGAAACATCATTAGCATCATTTATACTAAAGTTTGCTAATTCAAATGTACCAAATGTAACAACATCTACAACATCAGTACCAGAAGCTCCTATTGGACTAGCGAATACTATTGATGTTCCAGAACTAACAGTTACATCTGTTCCATTCACCATTTTGACACCATTTAAATATACGTCAATATACGGAGAATCATATGTAAGTAAATTTCCAGAATCATCATTTCCACTAATTGTAGTAGTTGATGATGATACCGTATATGTATATCTTTCAGATGTACCATTTACTGATGAACCTGTATTAATGAATCCACCAGATGAGTACACTTTCATAATATCATTTGTAGAATCAAACCAGAGATCTCCGACATCTAATGATGTACTTGGAGCTGTAGCTGATACTCTGTATCTAGCTGCAAAGTCATTTACAGATCCAATATTATTAGAAACATCAGTTACAGATGCAATGTTAGTTGCAACTGTTCCAATATTATCTGCTCCACTTAAATCTGTTGCAACTGCACCAATTGTATTAGATCCAGCTAAATCTGTAGCAACAGTATTAATATTTCCAGAGTTAGAATTAACAGAAGTTATTTCTGTTGATATATTGTATACTCCAGTAATTTCTGTGTTTAATCCAGCAACTGTAGTTATTTCAGAACTTAATCCAGCAGTTGTTGTAATTTCAGTATTTAATCCTGCTAATGTTGCAATATTATTTGTAGGTGTTATTTGCCCTGCAACTGTATTAATATTACCAATATTGCTTCCTGCTAAATTAACATTTGCAATATCATTACCAACATTATTAACATTAACAATGTTGTTTGCTACCGTATCTATTTCTGGTGTTGCTTCTTGTAAATCAGATGCAACAGTTTCAATTTCAGAAACAGCTTCTTGTAAATCGTTTGCTACTTCAATAACTTTAGAGATGTTTGTTGCTACCGTATTGACTGAAGCTATATTTGTTGAAACCGTATTTACTGAACTAACATTATTTGCAACAGTAGTTACATCTGATGCTATATTACTAACAGCAGTTACATCACTTGCTATACCTGCAATAGTAGTAATATCAGTAATATCTTGTGCAAACTCTAAACCCGTACCTGCACTATTAACTGATAATACTTTGTTAGCTGCTAAATTAGGAAATGTAATATCAAATGTATTTGCTGTTGTTGCTGCAGCTCTTGGTGAGAATTTTAAATCTCTTTCCAATTGCTGACACATAGCAATAATTTTATCTAATTCATCATTTAATGAACTAATTTGAAATGCACCAGATGTAGGAAAGTCAGTAGATCTAGATATTGCTAAATCTCTATAAATAGTAATTGTATCGTTAAGGGTAGCCCCACTCCCCCCTAATGTAATTGATCCACCACCAGAAACTCCTGCTCCAGATACCGAATATTGAGAAGCACTCGATGGTGATGCATTATAACTTAATTGTGTAGTACCATTAAAAACTTTAATGTCTGCAGTTGTAAAAAATTCAAATGGTACAGAAAAATTTGTTTGTCCTGCTGTTGCAGTATATTGAACTCGTGGTTCTGTATCTGAAATAGTAATAGCCATTAATGTAATCCTTTTTGAATATCGTCAAATAACCAATCAAGATACCATACATTTTGAAAAGGTATTAACCTACGCACATTTTTTGCTGTGTGATGGTTATAGTTATTTCCACCAATGTCATACAAGATGTCAAATATATTATAAATTTGTCCACCACTTGGCCCAGCAATTGTTCCAGCTTTCCATCTTGGAGAAGAACCATATGGTCTGTCTTCACCTAGCATTGGCCCAATACCTATTCTGTTATCAGTTAAAGTTTCTATAGCTTTATTAATATCTGTATAGATTCCTGCAATACCAGATCTATCAAATGCATTTAATAATTTTGTTGTAAATGGTACTTTAGAATAATCTCTATTAAATCTAAACTCATGATATATTTTATCAATAATCATTCCAGATCCTACTAACAACATAGATCCAAATAGAAAATCAATATCACCTTCTTGCATACCTCTCATTAACATTCTTTGATTTGCACCAATTGCAAATTTTTTAAACTGAGTTAATAAAGCTCCTAATTCTGTACTCATAAATAACGGAGTATCTCCTAGACCTGGAGTAACAATAGTAATATTAATATCTTTGTTAAGAGCTGCTCCAAAAGCATCTACTGCTTGTGCATCTTCCCATTTAGCAGTATTAGCCATAAAATTATGTTTAGTTTTTTCACCATGTTTTTCAAATTGATTAGCTATTCTTCTAGCCATATCTTGATTTATACCAGAAGTAGATAATGCAGTTTTCCATTTATCTGTTAATTTACCTTTACTCCATTTGATAGAATCTTCTATAATTCTAGAACCAATAGTAACAGATGCCATAGATTTAGCCATTTCTGTCCATCTTGACATAAGGTTTACATACATAAAATTAATAGCAGAAAGTTTTCCCATACCACTTTCTAATTTAGATGTAATACCAAACATATCTCCTACATCAGCAAATAACATAGCTCTTTGTCCTGTTACCATATCAACAGCTTCACCAAAAGATTGAGCTTCTTTTTTACCCATATTGTAAATAGTTTTACCATCTAAAAAATTTGAGAACATTTCAAACTGAGTTTTAAATCCACGTTTAATACCAGAAGTCATTACAACACGAGCTACATCTGGTATTGCTGCTGCAAAACCAGTAAGCATAGTTAATGCATTATAATGTTTTGCTGTTCTCATTGCTTGAGAAGTCCAAGAATGAGGATTAGCAGGTAATCCATAAGTACCTCTAATTAATTCAATAGAAGCCTCTAAATCAGATAAAACTTGATCTCTTTCTTTAAAGATTGGTTTTCTTTTTTCTTTTAATGTATTTCTAATCCAATCAGCTCTAGCTTTACCAGTAAGATTTTTAGGAGGTGTAACTGATATACTTTGAGCTTTAGCATTAAACTCATTATTAATTGTCATTAATCCCGGATTGAAACCTGACATTTCACCATCTAAAAAATATTTAACACCTAATCCATTTGGATCACCATATTTTTGTGTTAAAAGAATATCTGGTATTATTTGTCTTGCATAAGCTTTTTGTAAAGCAAATATATCACTAAGTATAAAACCACCATCAAGTAATTCTTCTTGTGCTATTCTATCTAAATTTAATTCTCTAGCTCTTACTGATCTTGCAAATCTTGGTCTATTAAATGCATATCTTTCTGTTAAATCTCCCATTGTTTTTTCAAATCTAGTAAATGGAAAATGATTAGATAAATCTTTAACTAATTGATTTAACTTAGATTCATTAATAGTAATTTTAGCTCTTTGAAAATGTCCTCTAATAATTTCTTTAAATTTATTTGGATTTTTTTCAATAGCATTTTTAACATAGATAATATTAATATAATCATTAACTCCACGTTTTTTAACATTAGCAAGTCTTTGAGTTAATTTGTCTATTTGATTTTCAATTCTTGAAATATTCCATGTAGTTGTAACATTATCAACTTGAGAAGTATAACTTCTAAACATTTCTTTATTTTTTTTCATTGCATCTAATTGACTTTTCCAGAAAAATAATTCAGTTTCTATTGGCATTTCTCTAATACCTAATTGTTGTATTTTTTCAAATAATGGCCCATAAACTTTATCTTGTGTATGTCTAGCTGCAGATGCAACTTCTGGAACAGGATGAGAAAAACCATTTAATCTAGATCTTGTTACTTCATGACTAAATTGCGCTAAAGACATTCTATCCATAAAACCTTCTGGAGTATCTTTAGTTAATCTATTATGTAAATTTAAACCTAAATCTGTTTTAGGTATTTTGTCAGATCCTTGTTGTCTAGCAATATATTTTGTATATTCATCTTTAATCATTTTATGAGATTCTATTTCACCAACTCTCATCATACGCATATCAGTTTCAATTGATTTACCAGATGCTTGAAATCCCCATTCTTTTGTATTTTTTAATTTTAATAAAGGAGTGTCTAATAAATCACCAATCATCTTTCTAGCAGTTAAAGATGTTTTTTGTTTTACTAATCTAAATACTGGAGTCCATGGCCCATCTTCTCCAAATACACCTAGATTAGTTTTTACAAATCCTTCACCTTCCATTTTTTGTTTAGCTGTTTGTCTAATAGATGTAGATATACCTTCAGCTCCAACAGAAGTAGGTGGAGGATCTGCTTTATTTGGATTTACAAAAGTTCCATCAACAGCAATATCATCTGTTTTAATAGGTTGTTGATCTTTTTTTCCAGCTATCCAATAATCATCTGCTTCTTTTAATGCTCTTTGAGTTTTAATTGGAGTTGGTGCTGAAAGTTTATTAATTA